AGCTAAGTGGGCAAGAAACAGAAAACAGAAGTTAGAGCAAGAACGCAAGGCCAACTCTTAACTAAGAAGCTTTGTATAATACACCTCCATAATGAGAATACTCACGGAGTTTAATAATGGCAACACTAATAGACGAGCGTCCTGAAAAGGAAGAAGAAAAGACAGAAGAACAGATAAGTCAACTTACAGCGGAACCTGAGTTACAGGAGACTCCCCAAGAAGACGCTATCCCTGACAAGTATAAAGGAAAGTCAACTGCTGACATTGTAAGGATGCATCAAGAAGCTGAAAAGTTACTTGGTAGACAGAGCAGTGAAGTAGGGGAATTACGTTCAGTTGTTGATAACTACATTCAGACACAACTCGACACAACACCACAAGCAAGCCCAGAACCTGAAGAAGACGTAGATTTTTTTACTGATCCAGATAAGGCGGTTGAAAAAGCAATTAGAAACCACCCATCAATTAAACAAGCTGAAGCAGTATCTCAGCAGTATAGACAGTCAGCAGCCCAAGGTCAACTACAAGAGAAACATCCTGACATGCAAGCTATTTTGACTGACTCTAAGTTTGTTGATTGGATCAAGGCATCAAAAATCCGTACACAGCTTTTTGCACAAGCAGACGCACAGTATGATTACGAAGCTGCTGACGAGCTTTTCAGTAATTGGAAGGAACTTAAGCAAGTAGTAACTCAATCTGCTGCTAATGAAAAAGCAAGCCGTAAGACCGCAGTTAAGGCAGCCTCCACAGGTAACGCTACAGGCAGCGGTGAAACAGCTTCACGGAAAATCTATAGACGTTCAGACATTATTAAACTTATGAAGGACGATCCTGATAGGTATTTATCCTTGAGTGACGAGATCAGTCAAGCGTATCAAGAAGGTAGAGTCCGCAACTAAAACTCTTTAAGGAAGTATTATCATGGCAACATCAGTATATCCCAATATGGGCGGTGCAGTAGACAACACTAGCGCAGCTAAGTTTATCCCAGAAATCTGGAGTGACGAAGTAATCGCAGCTTATCAGACTAACTTGGTTCTAGCTAACCTTGTTAAGAAGATGAGCATGACAGGCAAGAAGGGCGATGTTATTCACGTACCTAAGCCTACTCGCGGTTCTGCACACGCTAAAGTAGCTAACACTGCAGTAACTATCCAGAACTCTGTTGAGTCAGAAGTTTTGATTAACATTAACAAGCACTTTGAATTCTCTCGTTTGATTGAAGACATTACCGAAGTACAGGCTCTTGCTTCTTTGCGTCAGTTCTACACTGGTGACGCAGGTTACGGCCTAGCCAAGCAAGTAGACGATGATTTGTTTGCTCTTGGTAAGTCTTTTGGTAACGGTGATGGATCAGCTTGGAACACTAACGCTGCTTTCCAAATCGCTGCTGACGGAACTTTGGAAGCATTTGACATTGATGGAGCTGCTGACGTTAACTTATTCAAAGACAACTCTTTCCGTGCTTTGATTCAGAAGATGGATGACGCAGACGTACCAATGGACGGACGTAGCTTTATTGTTCCTCCTTCACTACGTAACGAGATCATGGGTATTGATCGTTACTCTTCCTCTGATTTTGTAGATGGAAGAAGCACTCAAACTGGTAAGATTGGTGAGCTTTATGGGGTTGACGTTTTTGTTTCTACTAACGTTCCTATCATCGACACTACTGGCGGTGCTACTGTACGTGGCGCACAGTTGATCCACAAGGACACCAATGTTCTTGCAGAGCAACAAGCAGTTCGTTCACAAATCCAGTACAAGCAAGAGTTCTTAGGCACTCTATACACTGCTGATACTCTTTATGGTTGTCAAGTTATGCGACCAGAAGCCGGCTTTGTACTAGCTGTAAACTAAGTTAGGTAGTAAACTAGGGGATTCCTTTGGGAGTCCCCTTTTCCTTTTGTTTGTTTTTGTAGGAGCTATTAATGGCTATATTTAGAGGTGATGGCGGTGCAGGTGATTCCAATACGGACTCCATGCTATCGTTAGTTACAGCACAAGCGGTAATAGCTACTACAAAAGCAAGCGATGCAGCTGCTAGTGAAGTAATTGCTAGTGACTCCGCAGCAACCGCAACAACCAAAGCAAGTGAAGCAAGTACATCAGCAACTAACGCAGCTAACTCTGCAACAGGCGTAGGAGCTTACGCAACAGCCGCAGAGAACAGTGCTACAGCAGCAGCAAGTTCAGCCAGTACAGCATCTTCAAGTGCTACAACAGCTACAACAGCTAAGAATAACGCAGAGACTGCTGAGACCAACGCAGAGACCGCTGAGAGCAACGCAAGCACAAGTGCAGCCACTGCTACCACTAAAGCTACGGAAGCTGCCACAAGCGCATCTACGGCTTCTGGTGCTGCATCTAATGCAACAACTAAAGCATCTGAAGCAGCTTCATACGCAGGTAACGCTTCTACTTCCGCTGATAGTTCAGCTACTTCTGCATCCGGTGCGGCTACGTCAGCTACCAATGCAAGCAACTCAGCCACAGCATCAGCAGGTTCCGCTAGTGGTGCAGCAACATCAGCAACTAACGCAAGTAACTCAGCTACCGCAGCAGCTGCCTCAGAATCTTCTGTATCTGCGGATGCTAGTGCAGCGGCCACATCAGCTACCAACGCTGCTAATAGCGCCACAGCATCAGCAGGTAGTGCATCTACAGCTACAACTAAAGCTAGTGAAGCAGCTACCTCTGCAACTAATGCAGCCTCTAGTGCATCTACAGCATCTACTCAGGCAAGCAATGCATCTACTAGTGCTACTGCCGCAGCTACTGCTGAGACTAACGCTGAAACAGCAGAGACTAATGCAGAGACTGCTGAAACTAATGCAGCCTCTAGTGCAACAGCAGCAGCCAGTAGTGCAACAGCGGCATCGACTAGTGCCTCTAATGCAGCTAGTACCTTAGCAGCTTCTGCACTAAAGGCTAATAACTTATCTGACTTAGCTAGTGCTAGTACAGCACGTAGCAACTTAGGCTTAGGTACAGCGGCTACTACAGCAGCTAGTGCTTATGCTACGGCAGCGCAAGGCACAAAGGCAGACTCAGCACTACAATCCAACTCAACTTTAAACGCAGATAACATGACTTCCGGTACGCTACTAGGTGGAACATACTAAAGGTATATAACTATGGCAACAAAAATTGTAACTAAAAATAGCTCCACATCAGGTAGCGCACCTTCAGCAAGTGATCTTGTACAGGGTGAACTAGCGGTAAACGTAGTTGACAAACGACTGTATACTGAAGATAATGCAGGTAACATCGTTGAGCTTGGTACTAATCCGACCGCGTTAAATGTAAACGGCACAGCCACGATGGATGGGCTTACTGTCGGTAACGCAGGTAGTGATTATGCTCTAAAGATTAAAGAAGGCTTAGGCGATGAGTATTATCAACTTGGCGTAGACTCCTACGGTGGTTTGGTTTTTTACAACGAGACAACTAAAGTAGCTGAGTTCACAGACGCCTCTACATTTGTTACGCAGGGTGACATTACAGTCAACGGCACAGCCACGGTGGATGGATTTCAAACAGACACTGCAAACACCAACTATAACTTACTTGCTAGAAACTCATCAAACGTATCCACTTACATACAAAATGGTGGCACAGGTGATGTACTACACGTTAGTTCTGGCAACATGGCGGCAGGTCAAGGAGACTTGCATTTAAAGGTAGCCAACAACGGAGACATCAGCTTCTACGAAGACACAGGCACAACGCCTAAGTTCTTCTGGGATGCGTCTGCGGAGTCTTTGGGAATTGGTACTAGTTCGCCTGATACTCAGCTAACGCTATACAAAGCAATCACAAACGCAGATGTAGACTACGCAAAGATGCGTATGGATTCATGGGGCGGAAGCACTGGAAAACTTAAAAGTATTGTGTGGGATGACCACGGCACTAATGTAGCAGGTATTGGCGCAGAATATGATGGTGCTAAAACTAACATACATTTCCACAGTCAGTACAACGGAGGCTTTAAAGGCACAGCAGACAGAACAA